CTCACAATCAAGAGAGCCCAGAATCTAATCACGGCGCTATGTTTACTTACAAGCGTAGACGACGTTCTCTTCGGACGAACAGACCAGATATATCGCATCCCAAATACTCAGCACATCAAGAGAGGAAAAGGCACGAAATTATATTGCATTAGAATAACGCCAGAAGAAATCATGACATTGAGCATCGACGAAATCAAGAAGATGGCGAAGAAGAAACGCAAGAAAGCTTTCGCGTGATAAGCGTGAAAGACAATACTCTGAGAAAGTAAGATGCCCGAAGTGGTTGCCGAACTCGGGAAAATGCTGAAAAAATGGGTCTATGACCCTCCTCTTTTCGTTGAAGAGGCAATTGGAGTCAACGATAAGACCCGAGCGGGTTTGAGAATCACTTCTCAGCAGCGTCAGGGCCTTGAAGCGTATGGAAAACTGATTGAAATCAAGGAAAAAATCGCTCGTGGCGGCAAATTAACGGAGAAAGAGCTTGACTTGGCTGAGAAAGTCGGTGTTTCGGTGCGTGGAGGGCGCGGTCCCGGAAAAACAACGTTCAAAGCGTGGGCATTGATACATTTCATGTCCTGTCTGCCCTATGCTCGGGTGATCTGTACCGGCGCGAACGCTGATGTGGTCAAGAACAACCTCTTTTCGGAGGTCAACAAGTGGCTCAATCTTCAGGACAAGGATGGAAACTACGTTTGCGTCGTTCGTGACCTTCTCGAGGTTCAGGAACGCCGGATTATCTTCAAGGGTCTGCCCAAAGACCAGATCGGCAAGCGATGGTTCGCGGAGATCCGGACCGTTCACCCGCAGAGAATGAATCAAACGGATGCGGAAACGCTCGGCGGTGCTCACGAGGATTATCTGTTGGCAATCGCTGTTGAGGCATCCGGTACACCCGATTTCGTGTGGACTCCTATCGAAGCCGGTTTCACAGGTCTTTGCAATATCGGTATCCTCGGCTGGAACCCGACAAGGCGAAAAGGATTCGCCTACAAGAGTCATTTTGGGGAGACAAGAGGCAACTGGATAAGACTGCATTGGGATGCCGAGGAATCGGAGCTTGTTACGAAAGAGAGTATCGAGCGCGACGCTCGGCGCGGCAAAGACAGCAACTATTATCGGATACACGTCAAGGGTCTTCCTCCGACCGCCGAGACGGATACGATCATTCCCTATGAGTTTGCCGAAGGTGCCGCGCACAGAGAGATCGAGCCGGATATGTACGATCCGATAGTCGGCGGCCTGGACTGCGCGATGGGCGGAGATGAGGCGGTGCTTATCGTGCGGCACGGTATGAAGGTGATTGATATCGCGGTATGGCCCGATATACACGATACCGAAGAGCTTGGATTCCGAGCGTTGCAGAAACTCTGGGAACACGGCTTCGATGTGTGTTACGTGGATAATCTGGGTCTCGGAGCCGGTGTTTATAGCTACATGAAGCGGCACGAGCCGACGAAGATTCAGGGTGTGAAGGTATCGGAGGCCGCACCCAGAGGAGACAAGTTCTTTCGTTTGCGCGATCAGCTATGGTGGAAGATGCGCGATGTGTTCGAGCGGGGTCTGATACAGATCCCCAATGACGAGCTTCTTATCGACCAGATTGCCGACCCGAAGATAGACAGTGACGAACAGTATTCGGGAAAGCTCAAAGTCGAATCGAAACAGAAGATGAGAAAACGCGGTAGAGGATCTCCGGACAGAGCTGATGCGTTGATGATTACGTTCTACCGCGATGATACGTTTATGAAAGCGCGAAAGAAAGAACGACGAAGTTATCGAGGTAAGTACTCTCGAAAAAGAAGAAGGCGACCGGAGCTTGCCGGTGTGACCTGGATGGGAAGATAAGATGGCGGAAAGAACAGAAGTGCTTTTTATGCAGACCGATTCGGTCAAGCGGCATCGACATATCGTTGTCCTTCAGCCCGAAGGAGTCGGGCAGACCTCGCTTGAGGGTAAGGGCAAAAGAGAACACGATCACCAGATAAACCGGGATGATGAATCGGGCGAGTGGACCGTATCGGGCGGCGATCACGACCATATCCTTGAACCCGTAAAGACCAATCGGCCGGTGAAGAAGGAAAAGGAAATCGACAAGGTTACAACGGTCATCCAGCTATACAAAGAAGCGAGGAAACGGGAGGAGGAATCGCGCAAACGCGGTGAACTGTCGGAAAAGTTCTACGAGGGAGATCAATGGAAGAAGGAGGATAAGGACGTTCTTGAAGCCGATGATCGAGCTTCGCTTGTCTATAACGAAATCGAGACGAAGGTGGACACTCTTGATGGGTATCAGTCGGACAACCGCAGCGAGATCCGGTACTTTCCGACCGAGGGCGGCGATCAGGGCGTTGCTGATTTACTGAATATCTTCGTCAAGAATATCTGCTATCAGAATAACTACGAATGGGAAGAAAGCCGATTCTTCAAGGATCTGATGATACCCGGACGCGGCGCATGGCAGATGTGGGAAGATTTCGAGAAGAATATCGAGGGTGATATCCGCATGGGCCGGTTTCCCTGGGATGAGGTCTTCTTCGGGCCTCACAGCGATCCGATGGCTCGTGATGCCGAATATATGGGCAAGCACAAATGGTATTCAAAAGCGAAGGTACAGCAGCTATGGCCTGATAAGTTCAAGCAAATCGAAACCCTTTTTAGGGGGCCGCAGGGAAGTGAGGAAGAATTCGAGACCGACGATACCGAGCATATCCGCAGAGAAGGTCAGCAGTACGGTGTGGGCCAAAACAAGATTCCATTCCGGATATACGATCCGGACCGGATCAAGATCGCCCGGAACGATGTCAAGGTCATCGAGCTTCAGAGAAAAGAGTACGAGGGGATTTACGTTATATTCAACGAGGATCTCAATATCTTCGAGCCTGTCTCCGGCTGGACTGCAAAGCAGATCGGGAAGGTAAAAACCATACCGGGATTCAATGCGATAAAACGTGAAGCGCATCGGATACGAGTCACGCGAGTTGCCGGAAATATTCTTCTCGATGACGAGTACCCTGAGAATCAGGATGATTTCGATATCATCATGACCTATGGGAAGTTTCGCGGCAAGACATGGTGGAGCTTCGTTCACAAGCTCAAAGACCCGAATCGTGAGATAAATAAGGGTCACAGCCAGTTCATTGATATCATCCGGCGCAATGCGGCATACGGATGGGGTTTCGATGAGGATACGTTTCCGACCCCCCAGGATGCCGATACGTTCAAGGACATATCATCCACGCCGGGTTTCGTTACTCAACTGAAGAATGTCGAGCGGCCTCCCCATAAGTTCGAGGGGTTGAGCAAACCGCCGACAGAAATCGTTCAGGCTCTTGCCTTGGTTCACGATAGGTTCGAGTCTCTGGCTAACGTCCCGCCGTCACTTGAGGCGCTGGAGAAAAGCGCGGCTTCCGGCGCTGCTCTGATCCAAAAAGAGCGACGTGGTCTTATCGGCAATCGGTATCTTTTTGATGCGATTTCGATGGTCAAACAGGAAATCGGCCGCAGACTCATCAAGATGATACGGGATCTCTATGGAGATGATCCCGACAGGATATTGAGAGTCGTTCGTACCGAAAGATCGAGACAACCGGAAGAGGTTATGAAAATCGGCGGTATCGCGCTAGAAGAAATCGACGATGAGACGATAGTGAAACTGCTTGAGACGGACGATCTGGAAAACTACGATGTCGTCGTATCGGAGGCGCAGTGGACGCCGACGATGCGGCTTGCCAACTGGCACCAGTGGACGACGCTGGCGCAGCATACGGGTGACGTACCGCTCGAGATGCTTGTGGATCTCTCGAATCTCCCGAAGGAGCAGAAGGAACGGTATCTTGAGAGTATCGCCCAACGTGCCCAGAAGCAGGAGCAGATGGAGATGGCGAAATACGGCGTTGAGCTTGAGAAAGCTCGTACCGCTGCTGAGAGCAGAGGCGGTGAAGGCGGTACGACAGAGGAGGCGGCATAACGACCATGACTGGTCGATTTGCTTATAACGGGGAAACGGAGCGTGTGCTCCCCCGCATTTGTTGGTTTCTCCGGGATATCACGGTGCTGAACCGTGCCGGGAAAGGGGAATTTTAATGGGACAGGTTGAAGAAAAGGGCCAGACCACCGAGAGCACGGAGGAAGAGTCACAGGAGACGGTCACAGAGGAGACCTTGCACGAGGCTTCCGATGACGACCTCAACAACCTTATTGAATCGGACAGTGAGGAGGAAGAGGAGGAATCGGAAGCCGAAGGCGAGGACGAATCCGAGGACGCTGACGACGAAGAGGAAGACGAATCGGAAGAGGAAGCCGAAGAGGAAGGCGATGAGCAAGAGGAGACAGACGAGGAAGAATCCGAAACCGAAGAGGAATCAGAAGAAGAGGAATCGGAGGAAGAGGAAGAATCTGAGTCTCTCGAAACTCCTCCCGAGGATCTGAAAGCGGAGAACGAGCGTCTTCGCAGACAGGTCGAAGAGAAGGAAAAATTCGCTCAACGCAAGGCAACTGAAGCCGGTAAGTATTCCAAGTTCATCCGTGACAAACTCGATATCGAGGATATCGACGCGGAGACGGGTCGAAGATCTCGAAGACGTGCCCCCGAGACGGAGTCTGAGGAAGAGGGCGATGAGGAAGAGATAACGCTCACTCGCAGAGAGTTCAATCGTCAGATCAGCGACAGAGTCAAGGACGAATTGGCTCGTGCTGATTATCAGACGATGAAGACAACTGACGAGCAGGAAGCGATCTCCGGGATGCTTCGGGAACGGATTCCCGAACTGTCCGATACGGGCAAGAAAGAAGCGTTCTTGTCCGAAATGGAAGCTGTCGCCCGTAGTGACGGCGAGGAAGACGAAGGGATCGAGGCGTTCAAGCGCGATCCTTTTGCCGCGCCGGATCGTGTCGCTGCGCGATATGTCCTTCAGTTGGCATCTCGCGCCAGAGACCGCCTTGACTACAAGGCGCTTCGTGAGGAATTGACCGGAAAGAAGAAGAAGCAGAAAACGAATCTCTCGAAGAAGATCAAGAAGGCTACGAAACAGACTCCGAAAGTAACCGCCTCTTCAGGCGGTGCCTCGGGCGGCACAAAGGTCGTGGACGAAAAACAACTTGTCCAGGCAAGCGACGACGAGTTGAACGCGGTGATTGCGGAGGGCAACGAAGCCCGTAAGTAATCTTTCGCGTTTTCGGCTCGGCGTCTTTGGTAGGGGAGGTTGCAAATGGCTCTAACGTCTTTTGCGACTGGAAGTGCCCTGTCCAAGAAAGCCTGGGAGGAGCGGCTTTTTAGAGATTGGCCGAAGGATTCATTCTTCGGTATCGGTCTCATGGGAAAGCCTGGCAATAGAAACTCCATCGTTCATGTCGAGGATGAGTGGACCAAAAACAAGGGCGACCGCGTTACCTTCGGTATCCGGATGCGCTTGTCTGGTTCCGGCGTCGGCGAGGGCACGACCCTCGAAGGT